TGCGTGATTTGCGACTCTTGCGTGATTTGCGGCTCTTGCGTGATTTGCGACTCTTGCGTGATTTGCGACTCTTGCGTGATTTGCGGCTCTTGCGAGATTTGCGGCTCTTGGGAGATTTAGATTTACGTGTTCTCCAAGCTTTCTTTGCTGAAAGACTACGTTTTTTAGATGAAGCTCTTCTAGTTCTCCATGCTTTTTTGGCTGAACGACTACGGAGAGCATGTTTGTTACGACGTGTTGCCCAAGCTTTTTTAGCTGCACTTTTACGTGAACGAGATTTAGTTGCCATATTTATATTATTAGATGAGATTAAAATTTTTTATAATTAAATTTTTTATAATTATAAATTTTAGTAATAAAAATATTTATAAATTATCAAACATACTTGCTATATAATCAATTTCTCTTTGATTGTCATCATCTTCTAAATCTTCCATAGGAGCAGCTTCACGGGTAGAAGGTGGTGCAGAAGTGCTTGCTTCTCCTTGTCTTGCTCTTCTTGTTTGTTGTGCTTTTTCAGCAGATTTTCTTTTTTTATCATTAAATAATATTTTTCCAATTTTTTTACTAATAGCTAATTTTTTTAATTCTGAAATAGGTGTATTATCTTCAAGAGCTTTAAGTTGTTGTACATTTAAATCATATTTAATTAATTCATTAGCAAACCATGTAGGTTGCCATGATTGAGGTGTACCATTAACTGCTAAACCAATTAAAGTATTTAATCTTGACATTCCTTTATTAAAAAAAGCAGTAGGTATTGTATTTTTTTTTGTATTTCTTTTTGTTATTGGATTCATTTCTGCTTCTTCTTCTAATGAGATACCAATTAAAGCATCCATAAGTTTTGCTGTATCTTTATCTGAAAGTCTGGATGATTTTCTAATTCCTCTACTTGGACCTTTACCTTTTTTTCCACCACCTAATTTAACAATTGCTTTTTCACTTGCTATTTTAGTAAGTCTTTCACACAATTGTTTTTTATTACCATTAGTAGGTAAATCTAAATCAACCGCATATTTCCTTAAAGTTTTAATATTTGAATTATCTTCTATATTTTTACATATATTTAATATTTCATATGCCATTTTTTGTTCAATTGCTTTATTATAAATATCAGAACTAACATTTCCAACAGTATTCATTGTTTTTTTTGCGATTAATTTAACTTTTTCTTGAAAATTAGGATCATCTATTTTATTTTTAATTAATTTAGCCCCTTCTTTTGTTTTTTCAACTATATTATTAGTTACATCTTTTAAAAAATTTAAGGCCATTTTCATATAATAATATACAAGGTTTTTTTTTGAAATACTTAAAGAAAAAATTATTTAAAATATAATATGGAAACTGTTGTTAATAAAAATGAAAATGAAAATGAAAATGAAAATGAAAATGAAAATTTACAAATACCTAAAAAAAGAGGTAGAAAACCAAAAACAATAGTAAATAAAGAAGAAACAGATATAAAAATACCTAAAAAAAGAGGTAGAAAACCAAAACCTAAAACAGAAAATGAAGAACCAAAAATACCTAAAAAAAGAGGTAGAAGACCTAAAGAAAAAATATATAGTATAATACCCAAAAATATTCAACCAGTTAATTTAGATAATGATAAAGTTATTTTACATTTAAAAATGAATAATAATGAAATATATGATATTAGTAATAAAGAAGATAAAAATGAAATATTAAAATATAATCCTGATATTACAGAACCTGAAGATTATGATCCAAATGATATTAATTTACATAAAGATTCTTATTTTGAAGAAATAGAAGAAACGCAAGATTATAGTAATATAATAGATGATGAAAATAATATTCAAGAAGAAAATATATTTAATATATTAGGTTCTTTTAGAGAAAATAATTTAAAATATGGTTGGTCGGAAAAAACAAATATTTGTTGTTGGTGGTGCTGTCATAAATTTACTACAAGTCCTATAGGTTTACCTTATAAAAAAAATGATGAAACATATTTTGTAAAAGGGTGTTTTTGTAGTTTTAATTGTGCTGCAAGTTATAATTTTCAACAAACAGAACAAACAAGTTATTGGGATAGATATTCATTGTTAAATTTACTTTATAAAAAAATGTTTAAAACAAAAGAAAATATAACATTGGCTCCTCCAAGAGAATTATTAACAATGTTTGGTGGTTCTTTAAGTATTGAAAAATATAGAGAAAAATGTAAAAATAATAATAAAGAATATAGAATATATAATCCACCAATGATTTCAACTATGTTTCAAATAGAAGAACAAACAATTTATAAAGCAGATGATATAAAGAAATCATTTATTCCTGTTGATAAAACCCAAATAAGTCGTGCAAATACAAATTTAAAATTAAAAAGAAATAAACCATTATTAAATGAAAAGAATACTTTAGAAAATATTATGGGTTTAAAAACAATATAAATATACTATTATTAAATTAAATGAAATTATTAAGTTTTGATGTAGGAGTAAAAAATTTAGCATTTTGTCTTTTAGAATATAAAGATAATAAATTTATTATATCTAAATGGGATACAATAGATTTACTTGAAGATCCTTTAGAAAATTTAATATGTATAGGAAAAAAAAAGAATAATGAAAATTGTAATAAAAAAGCAAGTTTATATCATAAAATATCAAATGAAAATATAGGTTATTGTAAAATACATGGAAGAAATATTAATGATTTAAAAAGTATAATAAAAAAAAAAGTTCCAAATTTAACTCATCAAGCAATGGATATTAAATTAGTTAATAAATTAGATAAACATAAAGAACTACTTGATTGTGATATAATAATAATAGAACAACAACCTACAAAAAATCCTAGAATGAAAAGTTTAAGTATGATGTTACATAATTATTTTGTTATTAGAGGTATTGTAGATAATATAGGAAAATTAAAAAATGTAATTTTTGTAAGTCCAAGAAATAAATTAAAAGTATATAATGGACCGTATATTGAATGTAAACTTAAAGGTAAATATGCAAGAACAAAATGGTTAGGAGTAGAATATTCTAAATGGTTATTAAGAGAGAATAACAATTGGTTAAATTATTTAATAGAACATAAAAAGAAAGATGATTTAGCAGATAGTTTTTTACAAGGTCTTTATTATTTAAAATTTAAAAAATGCTTAAAAGAATAAAAATTGCGTATTTTAGATAAAATAAATAAATATATAAAAATAAAATGAGTGATCCATTAGAATTAGAGCAAGAAAGTGATTTTAGAACTGAAAACGTTAATATGGCAAATACACAATTTGCTACAGATGAAATTAAAATAAAAAAAGAAGATACAGGAATGTTTGGTGCAGATTTATTAATGAATCAAGCAAAAAAGAAGGAAAGACCACGAAGTCCAAGTAGAGAATCAAACCGATCAAACCGATCACATAGGTCTGATAGATCTCGCCATTCACAAAAAAGTTATAAGACAGATAGTAGTGATGATGAAGCATATAAAAAACGAGATGATATTAATGATTATGAAAGTGATAATGAAAGAGATTATCGTGCTCCTATAAATACAGAAGAGGAACATAGAATGTCCAGAGAAGAAGAAGAAGATGCTAAAAGAGAAATATTATATCAAATGAATAGATTGGAAAAAAGGGGTATAAGATTACCTAAAAAATTTAATGTAAATAGCGATTATCAAGATATGAAATATGAATATGATAGAATAATGAGACAAAGAGAAGAAGATACTGCAATTCGTAGTTATAGAAAATATATGATGATGTTTGTTACAGGTGTTGAATTCCTTAATAATAAATGGGATCCATTTAATTTAGAATTAGATGGGTGGGGAGAAAGTGTACAAGAAAATGTAGAAGATTATGATGATATTTTTGCAGAATTACATGAAAAATATAGGAATAGAGCAAAAATGAGTCCAGAATTTAGATTGCTATTTCAAATGGCAGGAAGTGCTTTTATGTTTCATTTGTCCAATACAATGTTTAAATCTACATTACCTAGTGCTGCAGAAGTAATGAAAAATAATCCAGAATTAATGCAAGGTTTAGGAAATGCCGCAAGACAAGCATTTAATGGTGGAAATATGGGTGGTCCTATGGGTGGAATGCCACCAAGTATGGGTGGTTTAATTGGAGATATGTTAGGAGATGCTTTTGGAAATAAAGCTAGTAGACTAAGACAACAACAATCAAGTGAACCAGTTATGAAAGGTCCTGATAATATAGATGATATTGTAAATGATGTAGAAGGAATGGATAGATTACAAAGAGTAGAAGCAACAAATAGTGATGATGATGTCAGTACAGTAAGAAGTATTGATATAAATGGTAATAAAAAAAAAAGAGGCGGCAGAAGAAAAAAAAAGAAGGATGATGGACCAGGAATAACAGTAAATTTATGAAAGCATTTTAATAACAACAACAGCTAATATAGTACCTATTATACTAATTTTAATATTTTTAGTAACAATAAACACACCTGCAAAAATAGCAGCACGACGGAAAAGTGGTTCTTGTAATTTAAATTCTTGATTTTTACTTAATTCTAAAGCAAAATATTTACTTGCAATATTGTTAAGTATTGTAAGTAATGCTAAAAATAATTGTGAATTTTCTAAATAACCTATAAGGTCTTCCATTTTATAATATTAGAAAAGAAAAAAATTAAAATTCATTTTGGAAATTTTCTGAAGTATTCATAAACTCAATAAAAGTTTCTGCTGTTCTTTCTTGTGAAAGTTGATTCATTACTACTACAAAACCTACAGCAGTAAGAAGACTTAATGATGTGTTTTTAGTATTAAGATATGCTATAAGGAATAAGCATGCTACACGGAAGTATTCATTATTGAATAATTCTTTAAGTTCAGAGGGAAGTTCTGGTGCTGCTTTACCTGCATATAATGCAAGGAAAAGACCTACTGCTGCACCTGCATATTTATTTGCAAGAACTGTATCAACATTACCAACAACGTATTGATTAAAAATATCCATTTGTTATATAATATACAAAGAAAAAAGTTAATTCTTATTATATAAAAAAAATAAAATTATTTATTTTCTTATATAATATTAAATATGCCAGCTTATTGTAGCATAATAGAGGCTTGGGGAGAAAATTTCGAAAATAACGAACAAAAATTTGACAATTTAACTACAAATAAAGGGTTTTATAATTCAAATGAAAATGGTTCAAACACTAAATTCAAAATACCAAATGAAACAGAACCAAGAGGTGATGCTAGAGGAATACCTCCTCCAAATTATCCAATTTTAAGTTATAGTGATAGTGAAACTGAAATTGAAATAGAATCTGAAAGAATTCCTAAAAGTAAATATTATAAAAAAGAAATGAAAAGGTATAATCTTAAAGGAACTCAAAAATTATACGATATATGTAAAACAATACCTAAAACAAAACTTGCATTAAAATCTTTTTATGAAAAAAATAATATAGATTATGATAGTGATACAGAAGATGGTTACACAACTGAAGATACTTCTATTACTGAAAATTTTAATGTAAAAAAAAGAATAAAAAAATCAAGTTTAAAATTACATGATGATGATGTTAATGATATGATAATATTTATAATGGGTGGTATATTTTTAATATTTATAATGGATAATATGTTAAAATCTAAAAAGTATTAAATAAAATCATCTAATGTAAAATGACTTCTTCTTTTAAGTAAATCTTTAGTTTTATTTTTTAAATTTTCATAATTAGTTGTAATAACTTTAGTATTTTTTTTTTCAACTTCTTGTTGATTTGGTTTTTTCCAATTAATGTATAGTAAATTAGGTGGTGTATATTTAACAAAAAAACCTTCATTTTGTAAATAAATACTTATATAATTAATACAATGTCCTAAATCATATGTTGGTAATCCAGGTATGAAATCAGGAACAGTATAAAATGTTCCTTCATCTCCTCTTTGTGCTAAAGCTTTAATCCTTAAAAAAATTTTTTTTATAATTCTATGGTATACTTCAATGCGTCTTTTTTCTCTTCTTTCTTGTAATTTATGTAATTCTTTTGCAGAAAACATTTAAGACTACTTATAATTCTTAAATATTTTTTTTATATTATTACAACAATTTTAAGATATAATAATTGTTATAAAAATAATGATTAAAAATTTAGTATTTAGTGGAGGTGGATTAAAAGGTTATGCATTTATAGGTGTTATTAAAGCATTATATGAAACACATATAATTGAAAATATAACAAAATTTGTAGGTACAAGTATTGGTAGTATAGCAGCATATTTTTCAATAATAGGTATTACACATAATGAAATTAATGATTTTATAATTGATTTTGATTTTAATTCAATAAAAAATATTAATATAGATAATTTAAATTCTGAATATGGTCTAATAGATGGAACATTATTAATAAAATATATAAATGATTTTACAAAAAAATATAAAAATATTGATAATTTAACATTTGAAGAATTATATAAAAAAACAAATAAAGAATTAATTATAACTGGAACTTGTTTAACAACTAAAAAAGTTGAATATTTTAATTATAATACAACACCAAATATGTTAGTTTTAGATGCTATACGAATAAGTATAAGTTATCCATTCTTATTTACAGCAATTAAAAGAAATAATAAAATATATATAGATGGTGGAATATTAGATAATACACCTTTATCTATATTAAAAAATGAAAACCCAAATACAGTTTTAGGAATTAAAATTTCAAATGATACTAAAGAAAATAATGGAATTAATAATATTGAAGAATTTGCAATAAATATGATTAATTGTCTTACAGTTGAAATTGAAACCTTAAAAATAAATAAATCTAGACAAAATAATTTATTAATTATAGATATTGAAAATATAAATTTATTCTCAAATAATTTTTCTATAGAGGATAAAAAAAAATTATTTAAAATTGGATATGAAAAAACTATTAATTATTTAAAAAATCCTAATCTTTGGAAAGAAGAATTAAATAATAAACAAAATAAAGAAACCCAAACAGAAATATATAAAAAAGAAGATAAAAATACACAAATATATCTAAATTAATTATGGATTTTATTTCTAATCCAAAGAATTATAGTATAAAAATTTCTTTGTTCGTTATATATATAGGTTTTATTATTAACTTTAAGAATTAAAGTTGGAAAACTATTTACATTATTTTGTTTGCATAATTCCTTATTTTCATCACAATCAATCGTATTTAATTTAATAGGTTCATCTTTTAATACAGAATTTAATTTATTCCACATAGGCATAAATTCAATTGAATATTTACACCATTTAGTATAAAATAAATTTAATTCTATATTTTTACCATAATTATCTATTTCAAAAGGATTCTCACCCCATGTTTTTAAAGTTTTAAAATTCATATTTTCTATATTTTGGTTATTATAATAAAAATAATAACATATAAATATAATTCCTATAGCTATTAATAAATTATTATTAATCATTTTTCTATAATATATAATAAGAAAATTACTTTTAACTGATTTATAAAAGTAATTTTTAAAAATTTGATATAAAATAATTTAATTAGAGTATGCAAGACCACCCATACCACTCATTACACGGAGTACGTTGTAGTTGACAGCATATACACGACCAGTACCAGCAGCGTTTGTGCCTACGTTAAGAGTTGCGTTGTCAATACGGGAGAAGTTGCAAGTACCAGATGGTTGATGTTCTTCTGGTTTAAGTGCGAATGAGTAAACACACACACCATTAGAGGGTGTTGAGGTGTGATGTTGGAATGGTTGTACATAGTTGAAGTATGCAGTAGCTCTTGTTGCAAATCTGTCGTGACCATTAAGTTGAAGTTTGGCATCAGAGATTAATGGGTTTGCATGAGCAGCACCAGTTTGAGTGTAATCCCATCTGGAAAGTGTGGCAGAGGTTGTTGCAGCTGTGTTTTGACCTACGAATACTAATTCTTTAACTGGGTGGTTAAAGTTAAGACGAATCTTGTTGTTAGCACTACCAGTTAAAGTTTCATCACCAGTGAATTGGAGTTGTTCAATAAGGTATTCGTGTGATACTTGTGCGAAGCGTCTGCGTTCATCAGTATCAAGATATACATAGTCTACCCATAATTTAGCAGATGAAAGACTTAAACCAGTTGTTACAGCTTTAACTGAGTTGGCAATTGAGTCAAATTCAATGTTGCATTTTACTTCATGGTATTGAAGAGCAATAAGTGGAAGAGCAAGACCTGGATTGCGGCAGAAGTAGAAGTAAAGTGGGACTGTTACAGTTTTAGCTGTATTAGCAGTACCATTATCAACCATTGCTTCTAAAGCATCATTTTTACCTGATGCTAAAGTAAGTTCAGACCATAAGTGCATCCATTCACCGTAATGTTTGTCAATTCTTTGACCACCAATTTCAAGTTCTACACTCTTGATAACAGCGAAACCTGCATTATCATTATATGATTTATTAGCATCACCGGAGGCTGGAAGACCGATTTCAACATACATGTTAGTTACTAAATCACCGTTACGGCTGATTGTTGCGCTAACTTTTTTACCGAAGTCAGCAGTACCATTGAATGTTTGTTCAATAGCTTCCATACTGAAGTTAGTATGACGTCTGTATACTACTTTGAAGAAAGTAATTTGAGGATTACCTGTAAGGTATACATCTTGAGCACCATAAGCTACGAGTTGCATGAGACCACCACCCATTGTTTTTGTTTATAATTCTAGATAATATTTTAATTTCAAATAAAATAATTAAAAAATAAAAAATTAATTAAAAAATTAATTGGAATAGGCAAGACCACCCATACCACTCATTACACGGAGAACATTGTAGTTGACAGCATAGATACGAACAGTAGCAGCTGCAGTAAGATTCATATTAAGAGTTGCGTTATCAATACGGGAGAAGTTGCAAGTACCAGATGGTTGATGTTCTTCTGGTTTAAGTGCAAATGAGTATACATTAATACCTTCATCAGGAGAACCGCTGTGATGTTGATATGGTTGTACATAGTTGAAGTATGCACCTGGGCGTGTTGCAAATCTATCGTGACCATTAAGTTGAAGTTTGGCATCACTGACAAGATTATCACCACCACCGAAGCTACCACCAACATTACCATCAATAGTATCAAGGAATGCAGTATCAAGAGCATTAGTATAGTTGAAACGTTGAAGTGCTGCTGCACCAAGTGAAGTAGATGTTTGTGCTACCCATACAAGTTCTTTAACTGGATGATTAAAGTTAAGACGGAAATTGTTTGAATTTACTGCACCTGTTTCTTCAGAGTATTGGAGTTGTTCAATAAGGTATTCGTGTGATACTTGTGCGAAGCGTCTGCGTTCATCAGTATCAAGATATACATAGTCTACCCAAAGTGAAGTATCACCAAGAGTTGGTGTGCCAGCTGAACCAATCTTTACATCAGCAAGAGCACGGAATTCTACAATAACCTTAACTTCATGGTATTGAAGGGCAATAAGTGGAAGAGCAAGACCTGCATTGCGGCAGAAGTAGAATAAAAGAGGAACATAGCAAGTATATGCACCTACATTACCTTCAGAGCGATTAAGTTTTACAACATTACCAAGCATTTTATCTAATACTTGTACTTTAGCAAGAGGGCAACTAAGTTCTTTCCAGATATGCATCCATTCACCATATTGTTTATCAATACGTTGACCACCAATTTCAAGTTCTACTGTATTAATAAGTGCATTACCTACTTCAGCACACCAGTTATCAGTAGTAGTAAGTGCGGGTAAAGCAATTTGTAAATGCATATTGGATACAAGATCACCATTACGGCTGATTGTTGCTGTAACTTTATTTCCAAAAGCTACAGTACCATTGAATGTTTGTTCAATACATTCCATACTGAAATTAGTATGACGTCTGTATACTACTTTGAAGAAAGTAATTTGAGGATTACCGGTAAGGTAAACATCTTGAGCTCCATAAGCTACGAGTTGCATAAGACCACCACCCATTGTTTTTGTTTATACATTAGATAAAGAAAAAAATTTTATAGAAAAAAAAAAATAAAAAAAAATTAATTAGAATATGTAAGGCCACCCATACCACTTTTTATTCTTAAAACGTTGTAATTTAAAGCAAAAATCTTGATTTTTGCGTTTGTAGTTATTGAACCAGTATTAATATGAAGTGCAGCATTATCTATTCTTGAAAAATTGCAAGTACCCGATGGTTGATGCTCTTCTGGTTCAAGTGCAAATGAATATACATTAATACCAGTAGTAGGACTTGATGTATGATGATAATATGGTTGAACACAATTAAAATATAATCCTGGTCTTTGAGCAAATCTATCGTGTCCATTTAATTGAAGTTTAGCATTGCTAACAACATTATTTCCTCCTGATACAGAACCATAAGCACTATCTATAGATGCTGAATCTCCATAATTAAAAAAACTTGAAGCATTAGAAGTAGTATTTATATTACTATCTTTTCTAACTACCCAAATAAGTTCTTTAACCGGATGATTAAAATTTAATCTTACACGATTATTTGCACCACTTACTGTTTCATCACCTGTAAATTGTAATTGTTCAATAAGATATTCATGTGATACTTGTGCGAATCTTTTTCTTTCATTACTATCTAAATATATATAATCTACAAGTAATTTTCCACTGACAATATTTAAAGCGGTTGCTGTACTCGCACCAAAACCTTTAATACAATTTATAAAACTTTCAAATTCAATATTAATTTTTACTTCATGATATTGAAGTGAAATAAGTGGAAGAGCAAGTCCTGGATCTTTGCAAAACCAAAATTGTAAAGGTATAAATAATGTAGTTTCTGGAATACTTGCATAAGAATCATTAGGAACAGTATTTAATTCTGATGTAGCACCAATCATATTATTATAGTTATCTAGTTTACTATTAGAAACAGTTAATTCACCCCAAATATATAACCAATGATTATAATGTTTATCAATACGTTGACCACCAATTTCTATATCTACATAATTAATTAAATTTAATCCTATATAATGATTCCAAGAAAAATTTGATGTACCAGAACCTGTTATTTGTGGTAAAACTATTTGTAAATACATAGGACCTACAAGATCTCCATTTCTATTAATAACACAACTAACTTTTCTTCCAAAATCAACAGTTCCATCAAATGTTTGTTCTATACTTTCTATACTAAAATTAGTGTGTCTTCTATAAACAACCTTAAAAAATGTAATTTGGGGATTACCAGTAAGATATATGTCTGCTGCACCATAAGCAACTAATTGCATAAGACCACCACCCATAAGTCTTTTATAATAATTATATATATTTTTTATAAATTAATTAACTTTATAATTAAATAATTTAAATAAATGAAAAAATTAATTAGAGTATGCAAGACCACCCATACCACTCATTACACGAAGAACATTGTAATTTGTTGCATATACACGAGTTTTAGCAGAGGAAGAAACTATTAATGTTAATTGAAGTATTGCAGTATCAATACGAGAAAAGTTGCAAGTACCTGATGGTTGATGTTCTTCTGGTTTAAGTGCAAATGAATAACTATTAATACCATTAGCAGGTGAAGCTGTATGGTGATTATATGGTTGTACATAATTAAAATATGCACCTTTACGTTCAGCAAATCTATCATGACCATTAAGTTGTAATTTTGCTGCAGATGTTATATTAGCACTACTACTAGTAAATGCTTTTAAATCATTATTTTTTTCAGTTGTATTATATGTTGCATCATTATCATGAGCAACAGAAGTATTAAGTTGTGTAACCCATACAAGTTCTTTAATAGGATGATTAAAATTAAGTTTTAGTCTTTGTGTAGAAGAAGTAACTATTTCATTTCCTGAAAATTGTAATTGTTCTATAAGATATTCATGTGAAACCTGTGCAAATCGTCTACGTTCATCAGTATCAAGATAAATATAATCTACCCAAAGACTTACATTAGTTAAACTACCACTTGTTGCAGGAGTAGAGGTTGTGCTTCTAATAAGTCCTCCATCTCCACTTAAAGAATTAAATTCTATATTTAATTTTACTTCGTGGTATTGAAGTGCAATAAGAGGTAGAGCAAGACCTGGATTTCTACAAAACCAAAAATAAAATGGAACATATATTGTTGTTGCGCTAGCACCCGTTCCTTGCATAGCAGATGTAGTACCAATCATATTTTTAAGACTATCAAGTTTACTTTCTGTAATTGTAAGTTCTTTCCATATATGCATCCATTCACCATAATGTCTATCAATGCGTTGACCACCAATTTCTATATCTGAATTTTTTATAAGAAAAAATCCAACATCTTCACACCATCCTTCAGAAGCATTTACAGCAGGTAAAGTACATTGTAAATGCATAGAATGAATTAAATCTCCATTTCTACTAATAGTACATGACGCTTTTCTACTAAAATCAGTAGTTCCATTAAAAGTTTGTTCAATACATTCCATACTAAAATTTGTATGACGTCTATACACTACTTTAAAGAAAGTAATTTGTGGATTACCTGTAAGATAAACATCTTGTGCGCCATAAGCTACAAGTTGCATGAGACCACCTCCCATTTTTATTATATATTTAAATAAGAAAAAAATAGAAAAAATTAATTATTTTTGTTTAAATTATTTAATAAAAATTGTTTTTCAAAATCTCCATCAAGAGCAATTTTTTTTGTTATTTTTTTGCCAATATTATTTTTATCGAATTCCTTTTCAAATATAAATTGTTCTGGATTATGTTCTATCATTTTTACAGTCCAACCATCTAAAAGTGCTTTCATTATAAATCGTATTTTTGCTAATGTACTACAATTTAATTCTTCTAAAGTATTTTCTAGGACATCTTTTATGACCATTAGTCCTTTTCTTATATTAAAATATGAAAATTTTATTTATTTAACCGAACAAAAATATTTAAAGGAAATTTCTTAATTATAATTATAATTATGTCTATGTTTAAAAATAAAAATATGAAACAGATTTTATCTGATTCAAGAAGAACATTAGATTCAAAACATCAAGAAATAATAAATAAAATGAAAAATGAAAGAAAAACAATTAATAATAAATTAAAAGAATTAAAACAATTAGATAAACAATATTCTGAATTAGATAAAAAAAAAATTAGTGAATTAACAGATAATGAACTTTCTAAAAAATTTAAATTAAAAGATACAATTAAAAACTTAAAAAATAATATAAAAAAAATTGAAAATTATGATAATGAAAAAGATTATTTTTTAAAAACAAGTCATCTATTGTTTGAGTATTATAATACAACAAAAGAACAATATAAACAAGAAAATAAAACTATAATAAATTTTTTTAATAATTCAAGTAATGATGATAAAAATGAAGGGAAAATAACAAATTATATAAATAAAAAAACTGATTTTCAAAAAGCTGAAATTCTAGATGAATATTTAAGTTTAGTAGATGATAATTATGTTAAAAAATGTGATAAAGAACAATTAGCAACTAAATTATGTAATTATTGTAATATAGAAAAAACAATTATACAAAATGAAGGATTAATGGTTTGCCAAAAATGTGGAGATATAGAATTTACAATAATTGATAGTGAAAAACCATCTTATAAAGATCCTCCACCAGAAACAAGTTATTTTGCATATAAAAGAATTAATCATTTCAATGAATGGTTAGCACAATTTCAAGCAAAAGAAACAACAGATATTCCTCAAACAGTTATAGATAAAATTTTCCTAGAAATAAAAAAAGAAAGAATTGTAAATATGGCTGATTTAACTCAAAGTAAAGTAAGAGAATATTTGAAAAAATTAAAATTAAATAAATATTATGAACACGTACCACATATAATAAATCGTTTAAATGGTTTATCTCCACCAATAATGGATAGAGAAACAGAAGAAAAATTAAGAATAATGTTTAAAGAAATACAAGGACCTTTTATGAAAGTATGTCCTAAAGAACGTAAAAATTTTTTGAGTTATAGTTATGTATTACATAAATTTGTAGAACTTCTTGGTCTAGATGAGTTTTTACAATGTTTTCCATTATTGAAAAGTCGTGAAAAATTACACCAACAAGATTTAATTTGGAAAGAAATATGCAAAGATTTAAAGTGGGAATTTATTAAAAGTATTTAAATAAGTACAGATTTACCTATACCAAAACCAGAACCAACACGTGCACTAGAACCAATTTCAGGTGAAAAAAGATCTAAAATAAAAAAAGTTAATGCGCCAACAAGACCAATTTGTATTACTTCATTAAAATTAGTTTTTGTATTTGGAATATAAAAAGCAACCATAGCTATAGAAATTCCTTCTAATGCATATTTTATAAATAAATTAACAAGACTTGATATATCTTTATTATTATTTATATGTTTTTTACTATTTAGTTCTGAAAAATTAACTTCAGAATACATAATTTTATACAATATAATTAGAAAAAAATAATTATATTATTAATAAATTAAAATCCACCTTTATATCCTACAGTAGAAGCACCTATACCAAAACCTGCTCCAGAGCGAGCAGCACTTGATACTGCTGGAGCATATAAATCTAAAATAGAAAATGTAGCTGCAGCTGTTAAAGCAATAATTGCAATTTCTTCCATATTCATAGTTTTTCTTGGAATATAATAAGCTGCAATTGCAACAGCACCACCTTCTATTATATATTTAATTGCACGTTTAATGACCTCATCAATATCGTAATCTAACATAAGTATTTATAATTTAATAAAAGATTTTTTTTTATTTAAAATACTTAAAAAAAACAATACGTTTATTATATATAAAATAAATAATTAACATAAATATAATGAGTAAAACAGAAGATTTCCTTGATGCTGATAAAGAAGTACGAGGTCAAAATTTTGTATGTTTAAGTTTTGTTTCTCCTACCAAAGATTTTTTAACTGACAAAGAAACCTATATGGCACAAAAATTTTTAAAAAAATTTAAAGATGATATATTATTTCAACTTAATTTAGATGATGAATTAAAAAATAATGATCGTGTAAAAAAACTATTAAATAAATTAACTGAAAATATTGGAGATAGATATAATGATTATAAAAAAATTAATCAAACTGATTTAGATCAAGAATTTAATTCTGAAAAAGATGGATATTTAACAATGAGAGGATTAAAAGTACGAGGTTGTTATGAAACATTAAGAGAAGCACAAGTACGTGCAAAGGTATTACAAAAAACAGATCCAAATTTTCATGTTTTTGTAGGTCAAGTTGGTTATTGGTTACCTTGGGATCCAGAAGCAGACCATATAGAAGATCAAGAATATCAAGAAGAACAACTCAATGAACTTGTTAAAGGATATAAAGAACAAGCACAAAAACGTGATGAATTTTATGAAGAACGTAGAAGAGAATTAAGTAGTGCAGCAAAAGAAGATGGACAAAAAGGTAAAACTGATAGTAAAATTGAAGAAATAAATACTGATACAAAAAATGATGAATGGGAAAAAGCTAAAGAAGAAACTATTGAAACTACAGAAGAAAAAAGCGATAAAAATATGAGAGAGATAATTGAAAATATATTTTAAATTTTTTTCTTAACATTTAATAAATGAGATCAATAATTATAACGTTATTTTTAATTGGAATAATACTTATTATAACCGGTTATAATAAGGAATATCAAAAATGCGAACCTAAAGTAAAATATGTATATAGATTTGTTCCAAGAAATTTTACAGAAGAACAATATAATCAACAAAAAGTAGAAGATATGTTTGGAACTATGTTTAAAAATCCAAGTCCTTGGACAGGTAAATTTCCAGATATGGTAATAAAAAAAGGAGAAGATATAAATAAAAATTTTATAAGCCAAACAGGTAAAGATACAGATATGAATGAAGTTATAATTGAAACAGAAATATTAAATTAATTTTCTTTTTTAATATTTATAGAATTATTGGAATTAAATATATCATCATCATCTTCACTCTCAGAATCATTATTAAAATTATTATTACTATATTGCCAAAATTCTTTACTACACATTTTAAAATCTTCATGGTCTTCTGCTTTATACCAAAACACTTGGTCTTCTATTTTATTACTTTTAGCATTATTATGAATAACCATACATTCATAATTTTCAGTTGTAGCATCCATAGCTTGACAAAATGTATTAAAATCTGGAAACATACCAGCATAATGTTCATATAATTTTTTTCTATTAGAAACAATATTTTCTCTTAAAATAAAAACATAATCAATATTTGTTCTTAAATTAGGGGGTATTCCTAAAGCAAATTGCATAGTCATTAAAAATAAAATTTTATAATGTCTTCCATTCATAAAAACACTTCTCATATTTTTATCTTTAGTCCAACTATTATCATATAAACAATCATCTAATATAAAAAAAATTCTATCATCTATTTTACTATTTATTCGTCCAGCATCTTTTGATTTTGCTATTTTTTTTTGTCTTGTTAAAATTCTTTTAACAATCTCTTTATCAAATTCTTCATATATACATGCTGGTGGGACTATTTTACTAAAAAAATGATTTGCTCCTTCTGTAGCACTAATAACAGTTCCCATAGGTATATCTTTATGATAATAAAGTAAATCTTTTACTAAAAAACTTTTACCAGTTTCTCTTTTACCAATAAAAACACATACTTTATCATTTCCAATTTTTTCCATGTCAAATTTTTTAAGTTTAAGACTGACACGTCTATTTTTATTTGTTTTAGATTTTGAAGTTTTATTTGACATTATTACTATCAAATAAAAAAATTATATAAATGCTTTTACGCACTAAATTTAAAAATCAGGTGGGTCGGGTGACAAATCTGCTGTATAATTGTTTATATTATTACCACCAATAAAATTATTATTTAGATTAGAAAATATATCATTTCCTTTAATATTATTTGTAATAAAAAATACAAGAACACCTACAATAATAGCTCTTTTAAAGTATTCTTTTTTTGTTTTTTTTATATTTGTTATTTTTGAATCAATATAATCACATATAAAAATCACAAATATAGAAAATATTGTAGAATATATTGAATTATTAAAAATATTGTTTAAAACGTTCATTTTATTTTAAATTTAGAAAAAAAAAATATAAAAAAACCTTTAATCTTCTGCATCAGCAAAAAATTCTAATGGTTTAACTTCTAATTTAACATTCTCTTTTTGTTTATTATCTTCATTTTTTTCTTTATTTTCAGTATCTTCATTTTCAGTATCTTCATTTTTTTCTTTATTTTCAGTATCTTCATTTTCAGTATCTTCATTTTTTTCTTTATTTTCAGTATCTTCATTTTTTTCTTTATTTTCAGTATCTTCATTTTTTTCTTTATTATTAGAAACAGTATCGTCGTCATTATATTTTTTATTGTCAATTATTTTAATTTCTTTAATTTGATTATCATCAATTCCATCATCCATCTGTTTAGGTTTTATTTCAATTGATATACCATCTTCATTTCCATAATTTTCATCTGTATCCTTCTTTTTTAATTCTTTAGGTAATTCCTCAGATACTTCATCTGGTAAGTTATCAGAAAATAATGTTTGTTCAATTTCATTCATTTCTCTTTCATTTTCTTTTTCAGTATCTTCATTATTATTTTCGTTTAGTTTATTTATAAAATCATCATCATCTGATTCACTATCAGTTTCACTATCTGGTTCTTCATCATTTTTAGAACCATTTAAGTCTCTTGAAATCATATTTTTAATATTTTCATTATTTCTTTCAGTTAATTTATTTTTTGAAATATCTATTTTATCATTACCGAATTCTTCTTGATAACTTGCTTGTAAATATTCTTGTAAAATTGCTTTAACTGGTAATAAAATTCTTATTGCTTCTATAATTGCCTCTTTAACAATTTTATAAGATTCTCTAACATTTATTTGTTGTTCATTTGGTGTAAGTTCATCATTAAATAACATAACATTCATATAAAACTTTCTTGCCATTTCAATATAACATTCATGAATAAAATGATGAAGTTTAGGAACAGTTAAATGAAAATTATGTATTCTACTATGATTAGTTACTCTAACAACACTCAAAATTTTTGAAAAAATAACAAATATAGCACTTATTAAATCTTCTAACCAATCAATACCTGATTTTTCAACAATACGGTTAGTTTCTTTTTCTATAATATTTTGATTCCATTGAGGTATATTTTTTAATAAATTTTGAAATATTACTAATATTTTATTTTCATTTTTATTTTCATTTGCTAAATTTTTAGCTTCACTATAAATGTGTGAAATTCCTTCATACATTCTTGGAACAAGTATTCTTGTAAGTTGTTTTGTATATTCTTCTTTAGCATCAACTAATAAATTAACACTAATTTCTTCCATAGATATTAATATACGAAAAAAAATAGTTAATATAATAACGCATAAAATTTAAATTAATAAGAATGTAATGATTGTGTATATGGATTTTTCTTATGTTGTTCTACAAGTATATCGTCAATTCTGTCACTTTCATTTCCTCTTTTACCAGTATCAGAAACACAACCTATATTACCACGTCTACCACCAGGTATTAACATTCCTTGCATTTCATCAACACTAATTGGATTATTTCTATCACAATCTTCTTTTTTAATTGAAACATTCACTTTATCCCTACCATTACTAATTTTAACATTTGATTTTGTAGGTGCACGACCTTTAAGAGTGCACTCGCGAGTATCTTTTTGTACCATATTTTTAGCGGCTTGCCTATTTTCCATTTTATCACCACCAGCTGCAGTTTTTGCGGGTCCTTGATATTCAAAATCTGAAGTAATTTGTTTTTTAGTGCATTTAATTTTATCTTGTATGTCAACTTGCCTTTTAATCATACCTGCTGGTTGATTAATATTTCCAGAATTACAATATAATGTTGTTTGTTTAGTAGTTTTTCTAAGTTCTTCTTGGGGACCAATTGATTGAGAAAATTGTGAAGATGAATTAAAATTACCGCTTTGTCTATTATTAATTTCTGTTTCTGATTTTTTAGTAAATTTAGCATTATCATCATAATGAACTGTTGTTTGATTGTAATTTGCTACATTTGAATTATGAACTTTAGTAGACATAGTAGAACGGTTAGTTTCAACATTTCTTATAGAGTTTCTACCCATATCATTTTGTTTCATATTAGATGTTGTAGCATTTACATGACGAGTACCATAAGTTCCAAGCTCTTGTCTCTTTGGTTGCATAAGTTGTGGTTGATCTTTAAGTGTCCTAATTTTATTACCTTGTTGATATGAAGCAGGACCTCTTTGAACGATAGATTCTTTACGTTGTGTATTTTTAAGAACAACTTCACCTTTATATTCTGGTTTAATAAATGCACCAGTTGTTCGTAACCAATCATCACGTTTTCTTTCTGTAACAGTTTTAGGACGATTTACAGAAACTTCTTGTTGTATTCCTCTTGATTTAACATTAGAAACACCAGGACCTTTTCTACCTTCAAATGAAACTTTTTGATTAGTTTTAGCACGAAGTTGATTTACATTTTTGTATGTTGGCCTATATGTATCATGAAAACCACCAGAAGCACTTTGTTCTGGACCGATTCCTATACCATGTCCTACTCTTTCTGGTTCCATAAGAGGAATACCTTGTTGATATTTACTAACATTATAATAATCTCTACTATTAGATAAATTAGTATTACTTCCAAAAGGAATACCAGAATTAGCTCTTTCTTCTGGTGTAAACATAGAATTAACTTCTTCTTTAGTTCTATAAGTGTCTCCTCTTCCAGTAAAATGTTCCATATGACTAATTGTAGCATTAGGGTTTACATTTTGTTTAATACTACCTCCAAAAAAAGGAACCATATTATTATGTGTAAAATTTTCTTCAATTTCTATATTTTGCCAACCACCAGCATCACGATATTTTCTAGGTGCTGTTTCAATAGTTTCATTCCATTTAGCATAAACATCATCATCTTCTCCTAAAAATCCCAAATTATTAACTTTTTTTTGTTCAAGTTCATTTTCAAATTCTTTACTATATTTAACACCAATTTCTTTTTCAATTGGTTGTTCTTTATATCCTTTTTTCCAAGGCATATCTCTTTTTGGTTCCCAAGCTTCTTCTGGTTTATTTCTAATTTGAGTATCTAATATAATTGGTTTATCAATAGGAATGCTTGGATCACTTAAATCACGAACTAAAGGTATCATATTAGTTTTTTTAGGATTTTTAGATTTTTCATAATTTTTATTACTTAAATTTTGTTCATAATTTCTAACTTCAACACTTCTATTTGAATTGTAAATATTATCTCCTACCGGAATTTCTTCGTTTAATATATTATTACGTGTAGTATATTTAGCGCGTGGTTGTTTTCCATTTTTATTTAAATACCAACCAGCGCCAACTAAACTAGTAACTATATATAATGTAATATCCATTTACTATATTAACAGATAATATTTTAAAATATTAAAAAATATTATGTTTTAATTATCAACACGACAATCTTTATTAAAAATATTAAATATTTCAATTGGCAACTTTTCAATTTCAAAAATAGTTATTAATGTATTTTTATTTATTTTTCCTATAAGTTGAAAATGTAAATTTGTAGAATAATATAATAATATTACATACTTATGACTTCTAATATTATTCATAATATTTTGAATTATATATTCTTCATTATTTAATAATATAAAACTTACATTTAATTTTTCTTCTAATAAATTTATTATTATATGATCACCCCAAAAATTATCTCCCATTTTCATAATTTCATTTTGTAAATCTTCTATTTTAAATATATTAAAAGGATTCCAATTGCCATAAAATTCATTATTTAATTTTGCTAATTTATAACTTTCTATAATACAATCAAAATTATTAATTGTAATAGATGAAGATGCTATCTTTCTAATATCTTGAGATGTATAATATTCTTGTTTTAAATTATTGTCAATTATAATATTTAAACTGGGTTCTATAGCTTTTGTATAATTTAAAGCAGTAGCAATACATTCAAATAAACAATTTCCTTCACCTCCACAATCACGAATACCATACGTGCAATTTTTATTAGTTTTTTGTGCGTTTTCATTTAATCTTACTCTCCAAGACCAATCAATTTTAAACCAACCATCATCACACATAATTTTATGCCAATTTCTATCATTAATTTTATTTAATCTATTTGTTTCATTATTTGTATAATAAAATGTTTTATTTTTTACAATGATATTTGGTGTAATATAAATTTCATCATCCATTATTAAATAAATAATAAAATTTTTTTTTAAATAATTTTTAATTATTAAAATAACAAGTAGTATTACAATGACCGTGTGCTTTTTTTACATCTATACCAGAATATAAACCTATATTATTAATTGATGATGCTGTTTCTGTGCTAAAATCATTATTTTGAATTTTTTTACATAAATTTTTTTCTTTATGTTTATCTTTCATATTAAGTCTTGTATGTTCAGGTCTATCCAAAATAATATGTTCTAAATTTTGAGGATTATTAATTGGTTTAAAAAATATATAATTACTCATATCCTTTGATTCTTCATTTAAACTTAAATGATCTCTAGTAGGATCGCCATTAGCGTAACCAAAATTTATTTTTTTACATATCATAGTATTATTTGTTTCTTTTTTTCCTTTGTCTTCTATTAAATTATAATTTTTAGGTTGATATTTACTTGTAGGGTCCTTTGGATTAATATTTCTTATTCTATTTGTTATATCATTTTCCATATTAATTATAGAAGAAACTTTTGGTTGTAAGTGTTGATTACTACCTTTATTATGTGCTTTACATTTTTTTTCATGAGTTGTATATATATCATTTAACATATAAAGACCACTTTTTTTTGATTGTTCTATATACATATCATACTCTTTTTTAAAACTCATTTATATATAGATATAATTGAGATTTTATATTTATCTAAATTAGCATTTTTTATTTCTTTTAATAGTTCTTGTAGATATACCACCTTGTGGAAATGGTAATACTACACGATTAACCTTTTGTGGATTTATTTTATCTGGTATTTTTTCAAATCTTGTTGGAAATTGACTTGAACCACTCATAGGGTTTTCATGGCGAAGTGGTCTTGTATTTGCACTACGAAGTAATGTTGATTCTTGATCAACTTTTTTTAAACTTAAATTTGATTGACCTTTGTATGGCGCTGTTGGTAAAGGGAAAGAACCCATTTGTTGTGGAACATTTTTATTTGTACTAATTCTACCGTTGCGAAGTTTAGAATCATTATCAACTTTGCAACCTTCTGCACCAATCCAACCATAACCTTCATCAAAATTAACACCTCTTTGAAATGCTACATCATTGAAAACAGCATCACATTTTTTACTTGAAAAATTAGCAAGGCGATAATTACCTACAGCCGCGCTTTGTTTTTCAGATGCTGTCTTAACAGAGCTATCATTATGAATATTTTCACTATTATAAATAAAATTTTTATTCATTCTATATATAATATTATGTAAGGTTTTTTTTCTATATAAAATTAAAATTAAAATTAAATTAAGCTAAATCTTTTTGAAGAATTGGTTTTTGTTGTCTTAAATCTTCATATTTTAAACAACCTACATTATCACCTTTACAAGTTTTACGCTTATATAACCAATTTGCAAATTCCGTTTGATTATTAGGTACTTGACTACCAGGAACTGTATAAAATTGTCTATCACTATTTAATCTACCATATACATCACTAACATCTTTAAATAAATTTTCATTAAATTTAATATCTATATCTTTTTGTACTTCTGGTTCTAATGGATTACAAGGTTTTTCTTTTGTTTCAAAATTGTCTGTAACAAAATTAGGATTCATAAATGGATTATTTGATGTTGGTTTTGAACATTTTTCTTCTTTTACTTTATTTTTATTTTTAAAATCTTCTAATTTTAATTCTTTTCTATTCCTTATTTCTCTAAATAAATATGTTGATGTCATAATAACAATTGGAATATAAAAATAGATAGGTTTACTATGATATAAATATAACAATATTCCTAAAAATAAAGAAAATCTAACAATACAATTTAATTTTTCAACATCTGTCATATCGGGTGATGGATAAAATTCATGTAATCTATCCATATCATATAATATACTAATATCATCAGCCCAAAAAGGATCACTCATTATTTAATTATATACTATATAATTATTTTTAATTTATTCATTTTTGTTTTTTTTTAATTCTTCTAAAAGAATTTCTGCTTGTTTTTCAACGTTGACATTTTGTAATAATTCTTGAAATTGTTCTGAAATTTTATCTTCATCATTTTCATTTTCATCTTTATCTTCATCTTCATCTTCATCTTTATCTTTATCTTTACTATTACCATCAGTCATTTTTTCAAATAATTTTTTTGCTTCAGCATCAATATCTTTACTTTGAAATAATGCCTCAAACTCTTTAGCATGGATATTATCTCCAAAATTTATTTTCTTAGGATCTGTTTTTTCTGCTATATTTTCTATATCATTCACAATTTTATCCATATCTTTTTCTATTTTATTTATTTCTTTTTCTTTATCTATTTGTGATTCCTGATTTAGAGTTGTATTTCCACCAAATCCAGGTAATTTATCTTTTAAATCAGTTTGCATAATATTCATCATTTTTTGACTAGCTTCTAATAATTCATTTTCATTTACTTCTTTATTTTTTAATTGTTGTTCTACATTTTTACCTATACCTTCCATCATAGATACAATTTTATTATCTGGATTTCCAGTTAATAATCCTGTTAAAATATCCTCTGGTCTCATAGAATTATCAGTCATAGTTTTATGTAATTCTTGTCCAACATCATTAATAATTTTTCCAAAAATATTATTATCTTTTGCACCTAACATATTTTTTACATGATTAGCACTTTGTTCAAAATTTTCTTTACTCATTTGAGATTTTTTACTTTTTTCATTTAATTTTTTCATATTATCAAAAATTATTTTTGAATAATCTTCAGGATTATCTTCATCAAAATGAATATTTAAAAAATCTTTAAGCTCTCCATTCATTTTTAATATTAAATATGATCTCATATATAAATTATTTAAATATCTCCAAATACTAATTTTGGTATGTTCATTAAGATTTTGTTTCCATATTTTTTTGAAATTAATACCTTTTAAAAAATAAATTTTATCATTAGTATTAAATATATTTTCATCATTTTTTGATATTTGTTCTATATATGGATGTAATGATAACATAATATCTTTTACATTTTCAATAATATCTCCATTATTAATTTTATCATCGCTATAATATTTGTCTAATTTTTCCTTAAGACCTGGAAACATGATTAATAAATCACGTTTAAAATCAAATAATGTGTTTTTAAAGTGTAATAATTGTGTACTTGACATATATAATAATATTAATTTCTATATTATTATATATTGTTTTCCGCAAAATTTATATTAATTTACTTATTTAACATAGCATCTCTTTCAACTATTTTAATTAATACTTCAAAATATTTCCATATAATATCTTTTTTATCTTGATCTAAATTTTTCCATAATTTTTTTAAAGCAAGTGCTTCTACAAGATTATCTTCTTTAGAAATTTTATCTGTAGAATATTCATCTATAATATCATCATAATTTTGTTCCATAAAAAATCTTTCATCACGATTATCTATTTGTGTTTTATATGGAAATATATAATATGTAAAACCTTCCATAATCTTTCTTGGATTTACTTTTTTTATCATTTCTATACTATTTTTATACATTCTAATTTGTCTTTCTTCTGGAAATATTACAACAAGATCACTTAAAAATCTATCTATTTGTGTTGTAAATGCTTTTAAATAAGTAATTCCTTTACTCATTTTATTTATATTTATAATATAAATTATCTTTTAAATATTTTGACGCAAATTAAATTCTTTTAACATCTGGGATTTCTCGTCTTCTCATATTTTCCATTTCTTCCATTCTTTTACTTAATTCATCTGTACATTCATTTTTAGTCATATGTGGCATATTTGGTTTATTATCAAATTGTTTAACATTGTTTGATGATTTATTATCTATTCCAGAATAATAACTTGTATTAATTGGACATGACATATCATCACAACCATCTAAAGCACTATATGTAGTACTATAACTATCTAAAATCGTAGATGGTAATGGTTCTGTTTGATTATTAGTTACATTTGAATTATTTGTATTATCTTTATTTTTTAATTGTTTAATATAATTAAAAGCATCTGTTCCACTTAAAGGTTTATTAATTCCTCTAACAATTATTGTAGGTACAGTTTTTATAATTGAAGGTATTTTTATATTTGGGTCATCAGTGCAAAATCTTTTAAAATTATTTAAAACACCGACTTCTGCCATTAATTTGGCCAAATCACGGCAATAATCACAAGAATTACTATAAAATATTAAATTTTGTTTTGACATTTATTTTTATTATAATAATATAAAAAATATATAATAATTTAAACTTAAATAAAAAATTGATTGAATTTTATTATAAATTATTTTACTTACTAGTAATAAACAAAATGACTTACTTTAAAAATAAGGAAATTACAACAGATAATATTAAGTTTGAATTAACTAATGTAAATACCAGTTTAGCAAATGGAATTAGAAGAGTATTAATTGCAAATATAGAAACAATTGCTTTTGATGAGACTAATATAAATATGAAAGAAAATACTACAATATTACATAATGAATATATCAAACATCGTATTAGTCTAATACCAATTTATTTTAATGAAATAAAAAATTATAATGATAATGAACCATTAATGATAAATTATTCTAAAAAAAATAATGATGAAAATTTTTTCACAGTATATGCACAAGATTTTACAATAGAATATAAAGAACAACTTTTAAATTCTAAAGATATATTTATAAGAAATGTTCCAATTTGTGAATTAAGAAAAGGAGAAACATTAATTTTTAATGCAAAAGCAATAAAAGGGCATTCTAAAATGAATGCTATTTGGCAAGCTGTTAATAGTGTTGGTTATTATTTTAAATATGAACAACCTACAGAAGAACGATTATCTGAATTTAAAACTGAAATTGAAAAAAGAAATTATATAAATTGCGATATTCAAAAAGACTATATTAAAAATGATCAAGGAGAACCTGAAACATATGTTTTTAATGTTGAATTATGTGGTAATAGAAATGGTAAAAATTTAATAAATGAAACACTAGATTTTTTAACAACAAAAATTAAAAATATAATTTTAAATATTGAAAATTATGATAATAATGAAAAAATAGATATTAATGAAAATAATAAAGTAAAAGGATTAACTGATTATTATATTAAAGATGAAGACCATACTATTGGAAATTTAATTAATTATGAATTAAATAATGATGATAGAATTATATTTTGTGGATATAATATGAAACATCCTTTAACTCCAGAGTGTAGAATTCGTATTAGAGTAAAAAAAAAATATAATGTAAATGATATATTAATTGAAAATTTAAAGAACATTAAAAAGAAAATTGATTCTTTAAAGTTAGACTGGGAAAAAAATAATATTTAATATTTATATATGACTAAAAATAAAACACTTGTTATTGATCAGTCGATTTATCATTCTCTAAATAAAGAAGAAGAATTTTATAATAATTTTGAATATTTAAATCAAGAAAATACTGTAAGTGTCATATTATCAAATGATGAAAATAATATTACCCCAGAGCAATCTATTCAACCTTCACCGTTGCTTACACCAAAAGCAAGTTATTTTGAATTATCTTCTCTTCCTAAAAAAGGTAATAAATTTTCTATAAAAGAAAAAGTAAAAAAACTATTATTTTGTTCATGTTTTTTTACAACAGAAACTTCACAGTTAGATGAATTATTACAAGAAAATGTTTGAATTTCTTTATTAGTAAAAACAGCACTAGAATTAACATTTTTATATAACGGATTTTTTTTTAAATCGCTCATAATTTATAATATACATTAATATTATAAATTTTTTAAATAAATTTTAATTATACCTTTACTGGAAAGCATTCTGGTGTTAATTCTGTTCCGCGAATCCTGATTCGTTGCCGCTTCCCGGCATCGCTCCCCGAAGGCTGGATTCACTGACCTTTGTAATATCGTTATTGAATGAATTATGCCAATGTGTAGAACCACCACCATTAAAATTTTCATGGAAATTAACTACTGGTTCAATATTGTTTTCAAAATTTTCTACATCACCTTTCATAAATTTATCAACACCTCTTTGGATATAATTTAAATATCCTGTATGAGAGAAATCACTACCTAAATTTTCATATATAGGACTTAAAATATAATATAATCCTATTATTAATAATATAGTTTTTAAATCAAACATCATTTATATAATTATAGTTAAGTTTTTTATTTCGACTTAATTATAATTAAAAATAAATTTTTTAAAGAGATTTAATAAGAGAAGTAAGTAAATTACTTGGATAAGAATTAACTAAAGAATATACCATATCTGGTGTTGTTGGTTTTCTTGATTTCATATAATCTTCATGTAATTTTATAATAGTAGGATAATATTGTGGTGAAAATTTTACTGTCTCTTTCTTTACATATTTTTGATGATATTGATGAAAAATTTGTTTTGAAATATGTGTTATTCCAGATAAAATACCTTTCCACATAGGTTCATATTCTGGAAAATGACTAAGAAATTCATTTATTTTATTTTCTTTATTTAAACACAACATATGATAAGTCATATCACGATTATTTCCTTTCAATTCTTTAAGATATTTTAATTTACTCATTTCAATTTTATATCTGGTATTATCTTCTAAAGTTATAATATAACCAAAATTATTATTATTAAGTCTATCTGGATCACTTCCTTCCATAATACTTCTTACCATATTAAAATCTTCTTTGCTAACTAATTCTGGGTTTGGAATACCTAAATCAAAATTTATATAATTACCTGTTATATTACAACGAGAACCTGTATGAATTAATTTATTATCTTTATAATCTATAATATTTTTTTGTTCTTTACTACATAACATAAACATATAGGTCATTGATTTATCCATTTTGTTTTCATTTTTAATAATTGTAGAATAAAGTAATGAATCTTGATACTTATTTAATACTTCTGTAAAACTCTCCCAAAAAGTTTTTGGATGTGCCCAATTTGCTTTTTTTGCATCAATACAACCACCAGTGGAAACCATCCATTGGTTATCTATTTCATTCCACCAAACATGAATTCTTGTTCCGTCATTTAAATGATTAATAATAATGTTATCCCAATTTCCATCATATTTAAAATCTTCAAATGTATAACATCTACTATGTGGAAAACAAACAATTTTATTTGTATTTTTTTCTAAAATTAATCCTTGACAATCTCTTACTGCTTGATTTTCCAAATCACTTTTTTCTTCATCAGTTTTTAATAAATAAAAATTATCATAATCTTTATCCGTATTTACATATACTTTTAATTTATTTCTGAATAATTCATACACATCATTAAATGATTTTGTAATAGAATTTGTTTCATTGATAATATATTTTGCAACATTCATAATTAAAATAAAACTTTGTAATAAGTTATATTAAATAATGTTTAAATAATTTTAATATAAAGTTATATCAATTTTTTATCAAATAGTAGAATTAATTAAAAAAAATCTGTGCTTTAAATAAATATGAATAATAATGATGAACCAATTTTTGTAGATATAACAGAAGAAGAACTTGCTGAAAGTATGGGTATATCATATGACGATTTAAAAAACTGGGGACTAAAAAAAAAAGATGATGAAAAAGAAGATATAGAAGAAATAACAGATTATGAAGAAATAACATATGAACAAGAATCAAAATATATACCAGAATATCAACGAATTTTTCCACCAAATATTTTAAGAGAAGATTTATTTAATAAAATAACAAATTGGGATATAACAAAAAATTCTGTATGGTGTTTAGATATAAATAATGAATTTACACTTAAAACTATTAAATTTTTAAAAAATACTTTAGGTTTTGTAGATGATGTAATAGAAACAATACAAATTTATGATATTAAAAATGAAAATATGAAAAAATTAGAAAGAACAACACTACAAAGTTCACCAGTTGAAAAAATTTTACAAGGAATATTTGAGCAACAATATATAATTCCAATCATAAATGAATATAAAAAATATTATTATAGTGATCTTAAAAGTAAAATAGAAATAAAAAATACAGAACAATTATCATATAACGAAAAGTATAATTATGATGAAGTAATAAATGGTCATATTTTAGAAGATATAGAAAAATCAATTAATACACATTTTGAAATACAGGAAGAATGGAAAACTACCAATAAAAAAGTTAGTGAAAAAGAAACTAAATATAAAAATAATATAAAAAAATATTTTGAAGATGTAGATAATTTACAAAATACTTGGAATACTTATGAAAATATTGGATATAAAATTAATGTAGGACAAAAAGACCCATTACCACCAGAATATACATACAAAGATATGATAGGAACAATTGGAACACGAATGTATAATCAAACATTTTATGATAGAAGTTTTTTTAATGCTTTATCTTCAGTAAATATAAATAATACTAAATGGAGAATACATAAAATAAAAGGTCCAGATACGAGAATTTATCATAAATATATAGAAAGAGAACCAACCATAAAAGAACAAAAATATAAAAAAATTACTGGTAAAATACTTGACTTAAATATATTAAAAGAAACAATACAAAAAACTTATTTACCTGCTGATAAAGTACAAATAATTGGATTTTATATTTTACCTATACCAAAAGCAATTAAATTAATTAATGGAAAATTTAAAAAAGAAAACTTTTTAAATAAAAAATTATTACCTAAAAATATCGAAAATGTTGAAAAACTTTTACCTAATATTCAAAATAATAAACCAACAGGTAAATATTATACAGAACCTAAAATAGTAATGCTTCCAAAAGAAAATATTACACAAGAACAATTTATTAATTTTTTAAATGAAAATGTAGTTCCATCACCATCTAATATCTTAAAAACAATAAATATAAAATTTTATAATTTTAGTCAAATATTAGATATATTACGAAATTATGGATATGATATTAATGATATAGATACTAATTTAAAAAAATATATTGAAAATGAAATTGAAAATACAATTAATGAAATAAAAAATAACAAAGAATTTACTTCTAATATTACAAACTATAACCCAATATTAACTAATAATAATAATAATTTAATAAAATGGGATATATTAGATAAAAGTAATATATATTCAAAATTTAATTCTAAATTTGATTATGATTATGCAAGATTATTTTGGTTAAATAGACAATTAGATAACGGTAATTTATTTTATAAAACTATTAATTATTCTAATTTATTTGAAGAACAAGAAAAAGATGAATATTTAGAAATACTTAAAAATGTAAAAGGAAACTATACAGCTTATAAAGAAAGACTTAATTATTTGAAATTAAAAAAATATAAACAAACAGAACAACTAGAAAAAAAAATATATGATAATGAATCACGTAGAATATTTAATAAATTAAAAAATATAAATTTAAAAAAAGAACAGTTAGATAATTACTTTTTAAAAATATGTGATAGTTTATGTTGGTTAAATGATACAGACGGAACTAATAATTATAAATTTTATATAGACAATAAAAATAATACCCCATTTAACTGTAGTCATTTTTATAATCAAATAAAAGAAGGTTTAAATTATGTATTAGAAACTTATGGAACTACACAACAATCAGGCGACATAGTATGTAAATATTGTAGTGAATTTTTAACATTACCTGAATTAGATGAAAGAGATAATTTTGATGAGAATGGGCATGCTATTGTACATAATGAAAAAATGAAAGATATTGATGATATTATTGAAGAAGAGACTAAAACTGCAAACAAAAAAGTTTTTACTCAAATTAAAGAAGAAGAAATTGATATATTAGACGATGAAATAAATGATTATGTTGAAGGTATAACTTCATATTGTTCTATAGTTATTAATAGATCACATAAACTTAATATTTTTAAATCAATTATGAATGAATTTAATAATTTAAGAGAACAAAATTTACAAACAAAATATTTAAAACAAAAAATAAACAAATATATACAAAATAAAAATTTAGATATTAAGGGTTTGAATGATTTTAAAAAACAATATCCTGAACAATATAAACTTTTTGAAAATGATACAATAAGATTTATTAAAATTAAAAAATTATCAATTGTGGCTGCACGGTTATTAATTGAATTGGATATTTATAATAAAAAATATAGTTTATATACAATAGGTGCAAATATAGAAGCAACTTTTACAAGTGATGGGAAAGAAAAATTATTAGATAGTAATAAATTTACAAATTTTAATGTAAATTATGAAGATTTAAAGAGTACTAAAATGAACAATAAAGGATATATATATATAAGAGATATATTATTAAAATATGTTTTTGAAAAAGTTATAGAAAAAGATGATGTTATAAAAAAATTAAACAAATCAAGCTATATTGGTGGAATTAAAAAACTTATAAATCTAAATTTAATAGAATATATAAAAAACTTTAATTCTCAAGGTTCTATACAATATGAAAGAGACACTGTAAAACAAGAAATAAAAAAAGAAGGAAAAAAAGAAAAGAAAAAAATTGAATTAGCAATAAGTTTTAGGAATCCAATATTAGCTAAATATAATATTGGTAATTGGTTACGAGTAGAAGAATTAACAAATTTATTAAATAATTTACCAAGTATTAATTTAATTAATACAAATGATATTAATGAAAAAATAAGATTATTATTAGAAAATAGTTTATTAGAAAGTAAAAAAAATAGAATAAGAGTATTATTAGAATATAAAGAATTTAGAGAAAATATTGGTGAAATATTAAAATGGGGTGTATTAAAAGGTAAATTACAAATTATAGTCAGTCAATCAAAATTACCGTCAATAGAAACAAATATTGGTGAAAATAGAGCAGATAGAGAATTTTCTAAAAATTTTAAATTGACACAGTTAAATAATACTTCTATTGTATATGAAAATGAACTTGAAGAAATATTAAAAATATTTAGAAATAATAATAATAGAAGATTTTATAATCCAGATGGAATTGAATATTATATGCGTCCGATTTCAGAAATAGATATATTACAAACTCATAATTATAAAGAAGAGCTTTTAAAATATTGTTACACTAAAAATAAATTACATTTATTTGATAAAAATTATATAACTATTACAAATCTGGATGAATATCCTTGTGTATTTTGTGGTAAAAATTTATTAGAAATAAAACAAGATATTGATAACATGACAGAACAGAATTTAAAAGAAAATTTTAATAAAAGTATTTATATTGATAAAAAAGTAATTAATGATAATAAATGTTGTATACCTAATAAAATAAAAAAAATAGATATAAATGAAATTATAAATAAATTTAAAAATATTGAAATTAAAAAAATTATAGATACATTAGGGTTTAATAATAATATTTTAAATTCAAAATCATTAAATAAAAGAAAAGAAGATGAAATTTATAATATAATAAATGATGATACTATTTCTAAAAAGAAACAAATATATTTAACTAATAAAATAGAAGAAAAATATCATAGATATGAAAATAAAAATATAAAAAAAATAATAGAATCTTTTAGAATTATAATAAATAAATTAAAAGTAGATAATAAAAAAGAAATTAGATATATATATAGGAAAAAAAATATACAAGAAACAGACAGTTTTATATATAATTATACTCAACATTATATAAGATTAAAAAAAATTAATATTAAAACCGATGATACAATAACTACTGAAAATGAAATAAAAAACAGAAAATTAACAAGAGAAAAAATAGAAATGAAAGAAGCTATAGAAAAGGCAGAAGAAGAATTTAAAAAATATAATAAATTTATAAATGATTTTATATCACAAATATCTAATAATGATTTTTTAAAAGACTATAATTTAACATATAATCACAATACTATACAACAAATATCAGGAAAAAGTAATATTATAACTTGTTCAAAAATAATTAAAAGTATTTTTTCAGTACAAGATGCTAATATATTATTAAAAAAAATATTATTACAAGATATAAATATTTTATTAAATTTAGCAAAAGAAAAAGATCTATATGATCAATATCATGATTTTATTAGTGATTTTTTAAATGAAATGGATGAACAATTTAAATATTCAAATTATACAGAAACATCTATAAGTAAAAATAATGATTATATACTTATGGAAAATATTATTAGTCATCAAAATTATTTAGAACATATAAAACAAAATCCAAAAGAAAAAGAATATATGAATTTATTTACAAACGCAGATCCTTCTATTAGACCTAATAGATGGCGTTCTGTTGATAGAACAAATGAAGAATATTTAATTGATATTAAAAACAAAAAAATAGATGAAGAACAAAGTACTAATTTTAAAACTGATATAGAAAAAGAAGAAGAAAGTGAATTGACATTAGGAATTGATACTGGAATGCATGGAAATGATGAAGAACATGATGATATAGATGAAATTAATGATAATTTTGGTTATTCACAATAAAAAAATCTTTTTAAATATTAATATGATGAATGTGTATATTATTATACTAGTATTTTTTGTTATGTACAACTTATTTATAAAAACAAAAATAGAAAGTTTTGTATTTGATAATTTAGATTTAAAAAAATTACCAAATTTTGGATTATCAAAAAAAATTATAGATAGTGTAAAAAATCCAAATAAAGTCTTTGATATGTCTAAAACTTCATTTAAACCTAATATATTTAAACATAAAGTTAAATATGTAAATAAAAATCCAGTTAGTTATAACACTTCTGAAAATTATTTAGATGATATGATTTCAACAAAAACAAATGATATTACAGATAATAATTATATATTGCCAAATTTAAATATTGCTAATAAATTTTATAAAAATTATACAACATTTATAGATATATTAAAAAAAATTGTAAAAAATGAAAATAAAAAAATAAAAAATATTAATTTTAAAAAAATTACAAATTATATTAAATCAGATTATAAAAAAATTATAAATAACATAGAAAATTATGTTTTACAAAAAATAAATAATTTTTACACTAAAGATAAATTTGAAATAAAAAAAATAACTATAACAAGAATTGATAAAAAAGACAAAAATTTTCGTTTTTATTTACAAATGTATGGTTCTATAAATAATAATTATATGAATGTATTTCTTTCAATTATAGATGTATATAATAATACAATTATAATAAAAGATTTAAATTTTTTAGGACTAATTACAGGTGATAAAATTTTATTAAAAACGCCACAAAATATTATATCAAAACAATATAAATTAATTAATAGTCATTTATTTATGTATGTAAAAAAAAATGATATAAAAAAATCATTAAAAAAATTTCAAAAAAATCTTCCGGAATTAATGACTAGATAATAAATCAATTATTTTTTTATTTTATTATAATAATGATAGATCCAAATAGTTATTTTCATAATACTATTTGTATATATATACTTATAGTCAGTTTTTTTATTATATTAAAACCATCATTATTTTTTGATAAAAAAGGTAAATTAAGAAGAGATCATAACTCTAAAATAAAAATAATTTTACCTTTAACATTATTAATTATTGCAATATTGAGTTATAATATAACATTAAACATATTAAAATATTGATATATAATAAAATGGAAAAACATGATTTAAATTGTAATCCACATCAATTATCAAATTTTAAAACTGCTACAATACCGTATATAGAATTTCTTAAAAGTAAAATACCTTATTTTAAAGATTTTGAAAATATTTCATTATTAGGTAATTATGGAGGAGGAGACTGTGGTGCTGCAGCAATATATTATGCTTTAAATTATAAAAATTTAAAAAAAATAATAAGAGATGATGTTATAGAATTTAGAAAAAAAATATCAAATTATATTGATAGAAATAAAGATGAAATATCAAATGAATTAAAATTGACTGATAAAGATGACGTAAGAAATTTTCAATTTTCTAATAAATTATATTTACCTAACTTTGGAAAAATTGATATAGACATATTTAACCAAATTAAAGAAATGCGTGAAGAACAATATAAAAAAATGATTTTTGCTATATTAAAATATAATTTTTTATATCATAGTCAACATGAATGGCAATCTACTAAAAAAATTCCAGTTTATTGGTTAGAAGATACTGACTTAAATATAATATCACACGCAAAAAAAATTAATATATTCGTTATTTCTTGTATTTCTGATTATGCTATTGGGTTTTTACCTCGTATAGGACAAACATATAATTCTGAATTACCAACAATATTATTATATAATTATGATAATATTCATTATGAAACTGTTTTAATAAATGACCAAATATTATTTTTAGATGATATATCAAAAAAAATAGCTTTATCATATTTATATAATGTGTATAAAATTCAAGGAAATTCCATAGATCATATTAAAACTAATAAATGGTTTATAAATGAAAATATTGATGATTTAATAAAAGAAATTGATCAATTGGTAGAAACTGAAACTGAAAGTGAAACTGAAAGTGAAGCTGGAAGTGAAGATGATGATGAAGATGATGATGAAGATGATGATGAAGATGATGATGAAGATGAAAGTGAAGATGAACAACAACAAGAACTTAATGCTTTATTAAAATATAAAGACGTTGAAGACGATGAAACTGATGTAGAGGAAGAGGAAGAAGAAACTTATATAGATGAAGATAATATGAGTATGTTATATATGAAACTTAATGAAACTTATAATAATTTAACTACTAAACAACAAATTATTGTAACTGCTAATTGGAAAGAAATAGTAAATAATATGAGTTCATTATTAGAACATTCAGCAAAACAATTAGAAGAAGGAAACTAGATTCCAGAGGTTGGATTATGAATTCCAGAGGTTGGATTCTAGTAACTAGATTCTAGTAACTAGTTTCTAGTAACTAGTAACGTAGTAAAATTATAAAATAGATATACAAAAATATATTTATACAAAAATGAAGTTTACTAGAAACTAGTTACTAGAATCCAGAGGCTGGATTATAAATTCCAGAGGCAGGAATTTTAGTAAAAATAAATAATTTCATTAATATTTTTAATGATATTATTTTTTATGAATACTTAAAGCTGTTGCAGATGGTTCTTGTGTTTCTGACCATTTTGGTCTCCATATATAACCAATTAAATTTGTTTTATTAGGATAATATTTTTCAAAAATTTTTCTATATAACAAACCTTCTTTACATGTTGGGGTGTCTTGAGAATATAATTTATTACAATTTTTTAATTCATTATCACTAATAATAGTATCAGCATATTTTTTAATTTCTGTAACCCAGTTATATCCAACAGCATCACTAAAAGCATCTTTTTGTCTCCAAATAATATTTTCTGGTAAGTAATTTTCAAATGCTTTTCTTAATATACCTTTTTCTATGTTAAAGAAGTTATAATTTTTATATTTAGAAGAAAGTTGCATAATATAATTAACAAAATTTTTATCTAAAAATGGAACTCTAACTTCAAGACCATTTGATGCTGTTGTTCTATCTGCTCTTAAAACATCAAATTTATATAAATTATTTACTAAGTGTCTTGTTTCTTCATCAAAATCTTTATCTGTTGGTGCATTATGAAAATATAAATAACCTCCAAATAGTTCATCAGCACCTTCTCCACTAAAAATTACCTTAATATCTGTATTTTCTGATATATATTTACTAATAAGATAGTTTGGTACACTTGCTCTTATTGTTGTAATATCATATGTTTCTGTTATTTTTATAACATTTTCAATAGAATTAATCATTTCATTTATAGTCATTTCTATACTATGATGAGTACTTTTAATATAATTTGCTACTTCTTGTGCTTTAATTAAATCTGGACTATTTTCTAATCCTATGGAAAAAGTAGTTAAATTTGTTACTTTTTTTGATATAATACTTGATATAATACTTGAATCTAAACCACCTGATAATAATGCACCTATAGGTCTATCACTCATAAGTCTTTTATTTACAGAATTTATTAATAAATCTCTAATTTCATTAATAATAATTTCAATTGGTTTATTAATAATTAATGTAGAAGGTAATTTGTAATAAATACCTTTAGCCATTTGCGTATTTTTTAAATAAATTTCATAAGAACCTGGAGCAAGGGGATATACATTATCATTTTTGTTAAGAATACATTTTGCTTCACTAGAAATTAATGTTCCATATTTAGATTGTGATATAAATACAGGACGAATACCTATTGGGTCTCTTGCTACATATATTTTTTCATCATCTTTTAATATAAAACCAAAAACTCCATCTAATTCATTTAATGTTCTTTGTATTCCAAAAGTATAATACATATGTAGTATAATTTCGCAATCGCTATTTGTAGTCATTTTAAAATTGTATTTTTCAATTAAATTTTTATAATTATATATTTCGCCATTACATATTAATGAAATATTTTTATAATATAAAGGTTGATTGCTTATTGAATTTAAACCATTAATAGATAAACGATGAAAACCAAAAAATATATTTTTATCAATTTGAGTTAAAGATGAATTATCAGGTCCTCTCATTTTAATTTTTTCTAAACATTTATTTAAAAGTTCAACATTATAATTACCTAAAAAAGCTAAAATACCACACATATTATAATATTTTATTTTATTTTTATATTTTTTTTGCGAATATTTAACATAAAAAAAATATATTTAAGGATTAAAAGAAAAAATGAGTGCGTTAAAACCAGATTTAGTTGATATGAGTATGATTAAACTTTTAAAAAATGATATAGATAATAATCCTTTAAAAAATGATTCAATAAATATTGGAATTATATTAATAGGTTTTTTATTTGCAATTTGTATATTATGGTATAGATATAAAAATAAAAAAAAAAGAGAAAAAAAAATAAATAAAATACTAGGAAATAAAGAGCTAATTTTTCCAGAATAAAAATATTGATATATTATATAACACAAAATGGCAAAGAGAAGTCGCTCAAAGAGTATGAAATTTAATATGAAAAAAACCCCAAAAGCACTCCGTAGATGGATGAAACACGTAAGAAGTGTTCAAAAAAGAAATAAAACTAAAAGTTTAAAACAAGTTCTTAAAATGGCAAAACGTTCATATAAAAAGAAAGCAAGCCGTAAATCACGCAAATCACGCAAATCACGCAAATCGCGCAAATCACGCAAATCACGCAAATCACGCAGACGCAAATCATGCAAAAAAATGAGTCGCAAATCATGCAAACGTTTACGCAGATGCTCTTGGAACAGTAACCGCAAATCAACCCGTAAACATAAACCATACTGCTCAAAGAAACGTAGTGGTCGCAAATCTCGCAAGAGCCGCAAGAGCCGCAAGAGCCGCAAATCTCGCAAATCTCGCAAATCACGCAAATCACGCAAATCACGCAAATCACGCAAATCTCGCAGACGCAAATCTCGCAAGAGTCGTAAATCTCGCAAGAGTCGTAAATCACGCAAAGGCCGCAAACATAAAAAACGTGGTGGTACCGTAGACGATGAAGATTTATTAAATCTTTAAATTATTAAATATAAATTATTACTAAATAAATTTTTTAGATATAAAAACTAAAATATTAATAATATCTAAAAAAATATAAGTATATAATAAAGAAATGAAAGAAATAAAAGATATGGAAAAAGCATTAGAAAATTATTATAGATGTAAGGATACTTATGAAGTAGGAGAAATAAATAAAAAAGGAGATTATGTTTTTAATAATAATAAAGGAAATTTTACTATTGTTCCATTTAGATATAATAATGCTGATAAAATAAATTTTTTAAGAAAAATTGAAAATAAACATTTAATATATTCTATATTTTTATTAAAAAATATATTAGAAAATGAATATTCTATTGAAGATATAAATAACATAAAAGAAGATATACCATTTGAATTGAATGGGAAAAATATAATCGATATGATGTTAGAAATAAGAGAGAAATATTATTCAAATATGAAAAAAATAAATGAGTTAGAAAAAAAAGAATATAGTAAATTAAAAGATGATATTTTTTTAATAGAAAATGAAAAAAAAATAATTAGTTTGCGAAAAATATTATGTAACACTACCGATAAAAATGATATAATAAGAATACAAACAGAAATAAATAATTTAAATGATCAAAAAAATAATTATATAAAAAAGTTAAATGATACTGTATCTTATAGTAAAAAATATACATTAGAAGTTACTCAGAATTTTAAAATAGAAGGTGTTGAAGTTATATGTGAAGAACAAAAAAAAGAAAGAAAAATAAAAAGAAAAGCAAGAAATATACCAAAAAAGAAAGAACAAGAACAAGAACAAGAACAAGAACAAGAACAAGAACAAGAACAAGAACAAGAACAAGAACAAGAACAAGAACAAGAACAAGAAAAAAGTACAATTTCATTATTAGAAGAATTAGAAGAATTACAAAAGAAAGAAAAAGAAAAAGAAAAAGAAAAAGAAAAAGAAAAAGAGAAAGAAAAAGAGAAAGAAAAAGAGAAAGAAAAAGAGAAAGAAAAAGAGAAAGAAAAAGAGAAAGAAAAGAAAAAAGAAAAGAAAAAAGAAAAGGTAATAAAAGTAAAACCTGTTATATCATTAACTGAAAAAAAATATATTATTAAACCAAATTCAAAAGATTATACTAAAATTGATAATGAAATATTTGTAAAATTTAAAAATTGGAAAAGAATGTTATCTCCATATTATAATAAAGAAATTGAAATAGATGGCGTCAAATATCCAACAATACAACATTATATAGAATCTCAAAAGTTTTCTTATACATCAGGATATAAAGATAAAATAAAAAAAATATTTGCTGTAAATGGATTATTAGATATAAGTGATAAAAATAAAAAAGGAGATATTTCTAAAGGAAGTTTTGCATCTAAATGGAATAAACTAACTGATGAATATAAATTAGAAGAAAATGGAGATCCTAATTGGTGGATAGGTATACGTGAAAATATAGTAAGAAAAGTTTTAGAAGAAAGATTCAATAAAAAAAACAAAGATTTTATAGATATATTAAAAGCAACTTATCCATCACAATTAATATATGAACAATCATTAAGAAATAAAAATATTGAAGGAGATTATCTTGAAAAAATATATGGAAAAATTTTAATGGAAATACGAGAAAAATTAATAAATGAGGATAAGAAGAAAAAAAATAAAAGTGGGGGTAGTAATATTAAATTAAAAAGAGATTCTGTAAAAAATACAGAATTTAAGAAACCAAAATTTTTAAATAATATAATAAGTGAAACAAATAATACAAAAACATTACAAATAAATTTTAAACCAGTAAAAAAATCAAATAATAAATTGACTCTTTTTGACCTTAAAAAGATATTTTAATAATAAAATGATTTAAAGTATAAATGATATTTTTAAATATAATGTTTCAGTTTTAAAAAAATATATTATTAAAAATGAATACTATTAATCTGGAACCATATAATAGTATTATATATAAAATACGTAATTATAAAAATAGTAGTTTAAGAATTCCTTGTCATGATATAGAATTTACAAAAAAAATTTATGATACTTATAAATTCGTTCCACATGTAAATATATGTAATTGTTTAAAAGAGGATGCTGAACAAATTAGAGAAAATATGATTGATACAACACCGGATTATATAATTGATTTATATATGACAAGGTGTGGTGAATATGTAATAAATAACGATAATGATCATTTATTTGAAGAATTTGATTTAGATTATGAAGATTATGAAGAAGAATATAGTGATTCTGATACAGAAAGCGAGGAAGGTGATATTGTAAAAAAGACAAGGAGAAAGAAAAAGAAATAAAAATATATGTATATAATAAAAAGATTATGTTTGAAAATATAATTCCGATATATTTTATAATATCGTTTGCAATTGGAGTTTTTTTAACATATGTTTTAACAGGAAAACCAACTATTATTATTAAATATCCAACACCTTATAATTCTGGAAAATTAATTTATAAAGATAAAGCTAAAAATTGTTATAAATATTTTTATGATATAATAAAATGTCCATTAAATAAGACGAAAATTACGGATTTTATTTTTCAGTAAATAAATCTATGTATATAATAAATGTTAAATTTTTTAAAGAGCGATATAGGAAGAATAATTATATCTATAATATGGGGGTTTGGTTTAGCAACACTTTTTAGAAAGATTTGTAAAGGAAAAAAATGTATAATATTAAAAGCACCAGAACCCAAACAAATAAAAAAAAAAATATATAAATTTGATAATAAATGTTATAAATTTAAACCTATTAATATAAAATGTATTTAAATAATAAATAAATATAGTTTTATTCGTATAAATATAAAAATATTATTTTATTTTTATATTATAAATATTTTTAATGGAACAACAAACATCAATTGGTGGAAATAATCAAGACGTAGATTTAGTAGAGGAAGTATTAGCAGAAATGAATACGAATAATAAAGAAGAACAAAGTTCTCAATCAACAATTGAACAAATGCAACCAATTAATACAAATATACAAGAAGAAATTCAATATACAACACCTACAGATGAAATTAATACAGATGAATATATAACTTATGGTAATAATAGTAATGATAAAGATTTTTTAAAAGAAGATTCATTTTATGACAAATTAATAGATGAAGTTCGTGAACCAATATTTGTTACACTTTTATTTTTACTATTTGGTTTACAATATACAGAAAATTTAATATCAAAATTTTTACCATTTTTAATAAATAACAATAAAGTATCTATATTAGGTTTAACTTTTAAATCATTAATTGCAGGTATTCTTTTTTTTGTATTAAAAAAAATAACATTTTAATTTTTATCTAATTATATTTTAATAATATGGTTTCTAACATAGAGATTTTTATGTCAATTATTATAATATATTGTTTTTTATGTACAACAAAATTGAATAATGTAATTATTAATTTATATAAAAAAGGTACATTTAGGTTATTATGGTTATTTTTTGTAAGTTTTTTAATAAATCAAGGAAAAAAAGACTTTGCCATAATGTTTACTTTAGGTTATTTATTAACAATGAATAAATTTAATTTATATAAAAATTCAAAGGATGAAGAAGAATTTGATAAATTAACAGAATTAAAAGAATTAAAGGATAAAATAGAAAATGATTTAAAAAAAATAGATATTAATAAATTAGATGAAAAAGTATTAGATGAAAAAGTATTAGATAAAAAAGTATTAGATGAAAAAGTATTAGATGAATTAGAAGATATAGAACAGTCGCCTGTTATAGTTTAATTACAAATGACTATTAACAGGTATAGCAATATTTTTTTTATTTTTATCATAAGTTAATACTTTAGTTGTTTTTAAATCTATAGGAGGTATATTGTTATTATAATCAGTATAATTATATGCGAATTGTGGTTCTTCTTCTATAGTAGATGAAAGTTTTTTTACTTGTTTTTGTAAATATATTTTCATAAAATATTCATTTGGTTTTAACTCTCTGTCATCTATAATAGGCATATCTTCTGGTAGAATAGGTTGGTTTTTTAATAATTTATGTAAATTACCAATATGTATATCACTTAAATCTTTAAAATTATATTGTTTTAATGATAACCAATTTTTATAATCTTGAATAGTAAAATCACTTTTATATTCTTTAAGAAATAGTTTTAGTTCTTGTGTTGTCATTTTTTTAGGATTTTTATATTTTGTTTTATTTTTATTATCTATATTTTTTAAATTTTTTGTTTCAATTTCTTTTTTTTGATTTTTCCTTTTTTTCATTAATTCATTATATAATTGGAAATCAGAAGGTGGTTGTTTTTTTACTTCAACAGTAAATAAATTTTTTTTATTATTGAAGTTTTCTTTATTTATATTTTTTTTTTTTATCATCCAAGATATGTAGTAAAATATTACATATCCTATAATGATTAATAAACAAGTATTCATTTAATAATACTATATAAAAAAATTTATATTTAAATATTTATTCTAATGGTGCACCAGAAGATACATCACCAAAACCAACTACAACTGAATTTTCAGCTGGTTTTGTTTCATCTACAACGATTTCATCTGCTTGATTTGCTACTTCTAAGGGAGCTGGAGCAAGTACTTCTTCAGCAGGTGATGGTTCAACAACTGTTTCTACTTCTTCTTCTTTTTCGTCAACTACTTCATCAACTATATTACCAAAAAGTTTATGTTGATTGAGAACTTGAAGACTGAGAGTAAAACCTACAGCAGTAAGAACAGCAAGAGTTGGATTTCTTACACTCATGAATACCATTAAAAAGAGAACTACGAGACGTCCAACATCACTATTAAAAACTGCAGCTATATTTGATGGTAATTGTGGTGCTGCTAAACCACCGTACATAGCAAGGAATAGTGAAAGAAATGTTGCTACATATGGATTTTCTAAATGTGCTAAAACTGGGTCAAGAAGAGCTATAACTTGTTGCATTATTATATTATGTAATAACATTTTATTTTTAGGAAATTCAATAGAAATTTAAAGATATAATTATAAATATTATTTAATGAATTTATTAAATAATAGTAAATTAACTAGAAAAGGATTTATTATATATAAAAAATTTTTAAATGAACAAATTAAAAAAGAAATTGAATGTGATTTAATAGTTCAACCATATATAAATCCTGAATTTGGTTCTCCTTCTCCTTATTTTGCTGTTTATGGAGAAAATGATAATAAATTATATTTACCAAGATTTTATGCTGTAAAAAAATTTGGTTTACCTTTAAAAATTGATTTAGATATTGGAGATAAAATTACTACAAAATTTATAGGTAAATTAAAAAAAGATCAAATAGAACCAGTTGAAAAAACTTTAAAATCTATAAAAAAAACTGGTGGGGGTATTTTAAGTTTAGAATGTGGTGGTGGAAAAACTTGTTGTGCTTTATATATATGGACGCAATTAAGAGTAAAATGTTTAGTAATAGTTCATAAAGATTTTTTAATGAAACAATGGGCAGAAAGAATAAAACAATTCACAAATGGAACTATTGGAATTATTAAACAAAATAAAATTGATATTGAAAATTGTGATATAGTTATTGGTATGTTACAATCTATTTCTATGAAAGATTATTCAAAAAAATTATTTAATAGTTTTGGTATGGTAATTGTAGATGAAGCACACCATATTAGTAGTCAAGTATTTTCACAAGCATTACCTAAAATATCTACAAAATATATGTTAGGATTAACAGCAACACCAACAAGAAAAGATGGATTAACTAAAGTTTTTAAATGGTATTTAGGTGATATTTCCTATATTAGAAAACGAGATGAAGATAATAATGTTATAGTAAATAAATATTTGTTTTTTGATTCAGATAATAAATATTGTAAAGAACAAAAAAATCATTTTTATAAATTAAATTTATCAAGTATGATAACTAATATTTGTAATTTTGAACCAAGAATAGATATGATAATAAATATAACAAAACAGTTATTATTAGAAAAACGTAAAATTTTGATATTAAGTGATAGAAGAAAACATTTAAATGATATAATGAAAAATCTTAATGATAATAATATATTTAATGTAGGATATTATGTAGGTGGAATGAAAGAAGAAGAATTAAATAAAAGTGAAAAATGTTTAATTATTTTAGCAACTTATTCAATGGCAAGTGAAGGTTTAGATATACCATCTTTAAATACGTTAATATTAGCATCACCTAAAAGTGATATTGTACAATCAGTTGGAAGAATTTTAAGAAAAAAACATAATATGATAAAACCAATAATAGTAGATATTGTAGATCAATTTAGTATTTTTGTAAAACAGTCTAATAAACGACATATATATTATGAAAAATGTGGCTATGATATAAAACAAATCGATTATTATACAGGGGAAATAATAAAAGAAAAAATTGAATGTAGAAAAAAACCTATAATCTTGGAAACAAATGAGTTATGTATAGAATTTGAAAGTGACTAAACTATATAAGTATAATAAATTATATAATAATATTATGGGTTTAATAAAATACATTAAAAATTATAAAATTAAAAGACATTTAAGATTATATGCTAGTAAAAATGATCCAATATATAGTTTAGATGGTATAAAATGTTGGGCAAAAATTGTAGATTGTTATGATGGAGATACATGTACAATTGTTGTTTTTTTACAAAATAAAAGAATTAAATATAAAACTCGTATGAAAGGTTATGATTCTCCAGAAATGAAACCATTATTAAATGAACCACATAGAGATAAAATAAAAGAAGATGCTATTAAAGCAAAAAAAAGATTTATAGAATTAGTTGGTGGAATAAATAGTATTGTCTGGGTTGAATGTGGTAAATTTGACAAATATGGAAGATTATTATTAGTAGTATATCCAAAAAATTCGACTAAATCTTTTACAGTAAATGAAATTATGATTCAAGAAGGATTTGGATATAGTTATGATGGTGGAACAAAAAAAAAATAAATGCGTTAATTATATATAAAAATATTATCTTAAGAATATATATATAAATGGAAAATCAAAATTTAGCAAATATAGAATTTAGTGAACAAGAAGCACTCAAGCTTTTAGTTCAAGGTGTTATAGTAGCTCAAAAGAGAGGTGCTTTTGAATTAACAGAAGCAGAATTAATTTCTAAAGCAGTAAAAAAATTTGTAAGATTTGAAAATCCACCTCCTCAACAACAAGAAAAACAAGAAAAATCTACAGACGGTGAAACATTAACATTATAGATAAAGTTATTTTGAAGATGGAATTTGTGGTGTCCATTTTTCAAATTTATTATTATATGAACATTTAATTTTAATAATATCTTTATTTGTATCTTCAAATAAATTATTTACATATTGACTTATTCTTAAAGTTGGTATATAAGCAATTCCTATAAAATTATTATTTTTATAAACTTCAAAAACATCAGGTAAATTAGTAATTTTAATATCCATTTCTTGTTCTTGTTCTGTATTCATTAAATTATTTTCTGGGGTAGTATTTTCATTTATATGAACTCCCATAAAACCAAAAGTTGTATTGTCTCTTTTAATAGAAATACTATCTAAAGGTAATTTTATATTATGCAAACAACTTAGATATTTAGATAAATTTGTAATCTCATAATAAGGTTTTGATATTATTGAAAAAGTATTTAATATATTATCATTAGTATATTCATCTTCTAATAATTTTTTTATAATTTTAATTCTGTTATGAAATGCCATTTTTTTAAAAAATTGTCCTGATTTCATTAAAATATCTGCAGCATAAAAAATCCAACCATTTTCAGTCCATATAATATTTCCAAATATTAATGTATTTTTATAGATATCATCTGCAAATCTAATTTTTACAATCAAATATTTTTTGTTTTTAGGGTCCATTAAAATACAATATTTTTTGTAATTTATTGTTGTGGCATAAATAAAATAGTGATTATTTATAAAATCAAAAGTAAAGCAAAGTTGCTCGCTTTCTTCTAATTTATATGTTTCATTTTCCTTAATATATCCTGTTCCGCATAATTTCTCAATTTTACAAGAAAAATTTGCTTTTAAAGTATCATATATATCATTAATAATTTGTTTATTATTAATTATTAATGAAGTTTTTTGACAAAATTTACTATTTGTAAAAGGTTGTGTCATTTTTTTTATTAAAAATAAATAGTAATTAATTTTTATATTATTTAATCATCAATTTTTATAATATCTAATAATATATAAGTATGGATAATAGTGAAGAAATTTTTAAATTATTAAGTAATTATTCAATTACCGATATTAAAAAGTTTTGTAAATCTAAACATTTAAAAAATAAAAGAAGTAGAAGTAAAAGTAGAGGAATGATAAAAGAAAATAGCAAAATTAGAGTTAATAATAAATCACCTCCTGATAATGCACCTGTTCATCCTTCAACAAGAGCAAAAGTTAAAGCAAATACACCAAAAAAAGATATAAAAAGTCAAGCATGGTGGAGATATAATATGATATGGAATAAACATAAAGGAGAATTATTAGATATTGACAATATTATTGGAACACCTTATTATAATCCTAAATTTAAAAGTGAAATTAATGGTAGTGAAAAAAAACCTTGGAAATTAACAAGGGATGATACAAGAAGAGATGCAGAATATCAATATATTGAAATTTTAGATAATAATATTATAAAATCTAGAATAAAAAAAACAGGAAGACCTAAAAGTAAAAAAGTTATGGAGACAAGTGAACAAGATGAACAAATAGAACAACTATTAGGAGAACTTGAGAATGTAGATACAAGTGAAAGTGAAAGTGAAAGTGAAAGTGAAAGTGAAAGTGAAAGTGAAAGAGATGTAATAATCAGTAAACTTTTGGATAATAATTACACCAACCGAAAAGAAAAATGAGACATAAATCTAAGGTAGATGTAAAATCAATAGTAAGGAATTACACCTTACAATGGTCTAACTTAACCCAGATATAACTGGTGAAAGACGAAA